TTTTGAGGAAATAAGATTAGCAACTTTTCCTGCTTTCAAAATCCATCCTGCTCTTGCTGCTGTTCTAACATCATATATTTCTACATTAGCAGGACCAATATCAATCCATTTAGTTGTATTGTCAGCATAACCAATGTCAGTAGAAGAAACAGTGTAATAATCTGGAAAAACATTTACTGTTCCACTTGTACCTGCTTCTATACATTGATATAATCTACCATTCTTGATGATAGATTGAACTAAATCTCCATAAACATAAGCAGTAGAAGGGGCCCAATCATTAGACCTCTTATATGTATCAATAAGAGTACCCAGTTCATCAGGAGAGATTTCTGGATATTCTGTGCTTTGTACCATCAGAGATAGTTGTGTTATTGCTTGTGTTCTTGTAAGTGGCATATTGTTTCCTCAAAAGTTGCTGATTTATTTTATCGTCTACAAAATAAAAGGGGCCTCCATAAAGGAAGCCCCAGTTGAAAATAAATCTAAAATAAGATTATGTGGTACGCTTGAGAACAACAACAGAACCGATTTGAGTAGAAGTTCCAACGTCGTGCGCTTTGAAACCAACACGCTCGGTTGCCTTGAATGCGATTTCGTCAGTGTTGAACAAGTAATCAGAAGAAACACTGATTTGAACTTGTCTGCGGTCTCCAAGAATACTACCAGTCTTGAGGTTAGCAAGAGCACAAAGAGGAGCATTGTTAGCACCAGAAGCGACAGCAGTAAGGTTTTGGCTGAACTCAATATCATAACCATAAAGAGTTGGTCTGCCATTTTGGAAGTTCATCAAATCTAACGCAGCATTACCAGAAAGAGCATCTAATCTATTACAGACGACATCCTGGAAGAAAGCCTTGGACATAAAGAACTTGGCATCAGCATTGTCAGCATAAAGAGCAAGTTTACCAACCATCGCACGGAGGTTAGCAAGAGTTACAGCATTATAGTTGGCAGCAGAACCAGTAGCAGCAGCAACAGTTCCAAGGTTTGATGCGACGTTGAGGTTTTCTTGAATAAATCCAGTAATACCACCGTCTCCAGCAATACCAGTACCAATCATCATAACACGGTCTTCTTCTTGGCTGAACTTCCAGGCCATATCTTGTGCTAATGCTACACCGATTTCAATAATAGCATCTTCATTTACTTCGGAAGTTACAGCAGTAAGAATACCCATCTTTTTAGCAAGAACTTCAACTCTATCAAAAGTTGGCTGGGATTGAGTAATAGCAGTACTTTCTCCAACCCAGTAAGCAGTTGTAGAAGCAGAGTTCTTTGGATGCCAATATGTGTCAGAAGTCATAGTTCTAACAGTTGCGTTGCGTCTTACAACACCATATTGTTCTCTCAAGAAAATAAGGTCAGCAACTAACTGGTCTGGTACTAAAAATCCACCAGCAGAGTTAGTAGTTTCATTTACAGCCTTGACAGAAGAACCATTGTCCTTCAACCATTGCTTTGCTTTAGCATTACCTGCGAGTGCGAGAGCAAACTGACCAAAAGCATAAGCCTTGAGTGCTTTCTCTCTATTTGTTTCGCCTTCAAATGGCAAAGACTTATAAGAAATAGTCTTTGGCAAAATAATATCGCTCATTTTTGTTTCCTTGATAACTTCAATATTTTTGACTGGGAGAAGTTGTTCTTCTACACTCTTGAGTGCTTCAATCTTCTCATTGATTTTGTTATTTTCATCCAATAACTTTTGTGCGTCCTCAACGACACCATCTTCTGCTTGGAGGATTTCTTTGGCCTTCGCAGCATTTTCTTTCTTGAGGACTTCGAGTTCTTCGATTGTCATATATTTATCCTCTATAATAAATCTAACATTGCTCTTTTGAGTAATGTTTGTTTGATGTTATCTTCTTGTGTATTAGATAACATTTCCATTGATTTTGCTGGCATTTCATCTACATCTCGTAAATGAGACCAAACAACCCCAGCCAACATTTTGGACTGGTTATTGGAATAGCCTACATCTCGTAAGCGTTTTTCCAAATCTCTAACACTTTCAGGTTTATTTCCAGAAAGCATTTTTAGCATTGCCATTTCTGCGTCTACACTGTCATATAACTTTTCAACAGCAACTTTGGCTCTGCTTGTAAATCCATCAAGAAGAGCATAAACATAACTAATATCTTTGCCTTCTTCTAATACAGCATATAAACCATTACACATCTTTTCAAATAAATAATGAACAGCATCAGATACTAAATCTTTTTCATAACCATCAAAAACTGTATCTGCTACACCTTCTGGGGCTACTTCTAACTCAACAAGACCTTCAACCATATCTTCTACTTCTTCGTCATTTTCTTTATCTTCTAAATAATATTCTTTGACAAAATCATTGAGAGATTTAGCAACCATATTTCTACTTTCTGCTGGTGTTGGAGTAAGAGAGATTTCAGCAATAGGCCAAGATTTGATTTCAAAACTCATACCCTTCTTTTCTCTACTTACTAAATGAGAAGCAGAACCAGAAGAATAACCTAACTTGCCTTGTTTTGCGAGTTCATCAATATATTTTGAATACTCATTTGCCATATCTATCTGTGCTTCAAACCATAACCCTTTATCATCAAGAGTAGCAATACCACTTCCAATAACATAAGATTTGATTGTTTTATCTTGTCCGTGGTGGTAATAAAGGTTCATTTGAAAACTATCGCCTTTTTTCAAAGGACGACCAAAATCAGTGTTAGCAGTAAAATAATCGCTTTCTAAATCAGTATCAGCAGGAGAACCAAAACGTATCGCATATCCTTTTACTTTTCCATCTACTGCTTTGATTTCAGAACCAAATAAATACAATGTATCTTCCATATTATATTTTTACCTTATGTCTCTCAATGGCTTTATATAGGTTGTTGGTCCCCAATCAGCATCTTGTTTTACTTCTACAAAACTTTCTAAAGGCATACCATCTTTATATAAGTTGTATCTTTCTGGACCTAATACTCGCTTTTTTTGTTTGTCAGATAACTTATTGAATAAATCATTTGCTGTTGGGATTTTATCGGATGCTTCTTCAATAGTGTCATCTCCTGTTATTTCAGCCCAAGTTTTAGTTTTAGGAACAATAACACAGCGACAGTTTGGATGAGTTGGAAGTATTTGATTTAGTTCATATACTGTTCCGTGTAGGGCAAAACAAGCAGGACAAGTACGAGAGTCTCCAGTTGCTAATCTTACATAACCACTAATCAAATCAGTATTTTTACCATAGTTTTCTACTGTTGCTGCTCTTCCTGCTCTCAAACTTTCTGTTCTTGCTATGGTACTTGCTCTATATAATGGCATTCCTGTTTGTTTTTTTATTTCTCTTGCTATTTTTAGTGGATTTTGACCTTGAATAATACCATTTGAAAGAGTATTAGTAATGTCAGTACCATAATCAACAACAATCTTATCAAATAAATCTTTTAGAGGACTACCATTAGAAGAGAAACCAACAAACTCTTCCATAGCACCAGCATCAATAACATTTATATTATATTGAAATCCTTGTGGTGGTTTTCCTAATGATGCTTCCAAGTTATCTTTACTATATTCTGTACCAACTTTTACGCTATCTCTTTGTAAATCTTCTGTAATATCAATAGCATCTTTATTGAATGCTTCTATTTTCTTTTCGATAGCATTTAGTCTTGCCTCGTAAAAACCTTTCATTTCATTGTATATTTCAACATCAGGCTTTCCATCAGCAATCATTTTATTTATTTGTATTTCAAGTCTATTTAGTTCATTTAGCACAGGAGATAAAGAAGCAGTGTAAGCCCTCGACATTTCTTTGAGGGCTTTATCTTCTAACAATCTCAATCTTTTTTTATATCTATTGGCAACTGTATATAATCTTGCCATTTTTAGTCCTCTGGTTCGTAAGGTACTATATTCTTGCCTTCTTCCATTAGTCTATTTCTTATTTTAGTAGACCAAGAAAATCCAGCATCTCCACCCCATAAATCCCAAGCAACTCTACCTGGACTTGGAAAACCATCTTCTCCAGAGTTGAAACCTTCTGCTTCTTTATCTACTTCGTGTCTACTGAAAAAAGAATACATACGCAAAATAGTTTCATCAGATAAGTTTTCATTATTTACTATTTGATTTGCTCTTGCTAATCCTACTCTTGTTCCACCTTTGTAGCCTTCTTCTTTCCATTTGAGGGCTCTTTTTGCTGCTTCTTTCATACCATCTGTTGGAAAGTATTTGAATGATAATGATTTTTGTGGTTCAGGAACGATAGATAGTGCTCCAAAATAAAAACCTTCATCTTCTCCTTCTGGTTCAATATTTATCATTCTTTTGGCATCTGCTCTTGTAATAATGCCTTTTTCAAATAAGAGAGCAGCACGTTCAGCATTTTCTAAAATATCTTCTTTTAGTGCTTTTACTGATGAAATATCGTAAGAAAGATAATCTCCTGGGTTTGGATTGAAGTCTGGTAATAAAGAAATAGTAAGGATTTCGCAAAGACTATCAAGCATAGGTATCATTCCATCTTCCCAAGCCTGTTGTTGTGCTTGTTGATAGTTAGAATATGTACTTCTGTCTAATCCTGCTCCAAGACCTAAAACCATAGCATTTAGTCCTAATGCTGCTGGTATTCTTTCTTCTGGTAATCTTCTAATCTCTGATAAATCAAGTTCTGCTGGGCTATATGATACTCTATCCATTTTATAAGCACCAGACATAACAGCAATGCCACCTGCTTGGTCGCCAGCAAAATCTTCTCTCAACTTTTTCTTGATTTGTCTTGCGTCGTCTGGAGATAAATCTACTGCTTGTTCATTAGCATCAGGACCAATAATAAGAGATGGAATAGCACCATTTTTGATAAGACCATAAGCAGTTGAAGATGCTTGATTGTCAGCAGCAATCTCTCTCAAAACAGATGTAATAGGGCTTCTTCCTAATCTAATATCTGTAGTATCTCGTCCAAACTTCCAATGAATAAGGTCTTCTTTATTTATATTATATTCTTGACCTTGTGTAGTGTAAACGTAGCCAGTAATAGATACTTTACTTGTTCCCACTGGTCTAACCATATCAGAAGGTAAATATTCAAGAGCAATAACACTACTACCAATACCTTTGATTTTTCGGAAGTAAGCATTGCCAGTAAGTAAATAATCCTGAATAAAGTTTCCAAATACAACAGAAGGAGCAATATTACCATTCATTGGGTCAGAGAGTAGTGCTGTAATATCATTATCTACAACTACTTTTTGTTCATTATCTTTTCTCTCTACTCTAAATGATACTTGACTGAAGTTTGTCAAATACCATCTAACACTAATAGCGACAATAGAGTTTAGCGATAAATCTCCACATTCGCTAACCCAATCCCTATTACTTGATGGTAGTTTTTTAAATAACATTGACAGCATATTGCCATCTCCCCTACCATATAAGCCATTAGAATAGTTGATATAGTTTGGTCCAGGTAATGTTTCTTTAGGATTGGCATTATATTTTAGAAAATCAAGTAAACCCATTTATTGTTGCTCCACAGTTTATTAGTTTATTTTATCGTTAGATGTGTTTCCAAGATAGGTTGTATTTGATACTATTTATAGTACGCTCCGCTACA